ATTACCTTCATCTCCTGAGTAACCAATTGAACCAATTACCTCAACCGTTTCATTTCCGTATATAAATTCAAAGTCCATTACTTGATTATGTTTTTAAGGTTGGTATTGATTTCTTGTGCCTGAGTGTTTTCATCTTTAGTTAAAGAATCAAACAAAGTCTGCATTTGCTCAATAGCATCTGATATAATCATTTGTTCTATCTGTGCGTAATCTTCTCTGTTCTTCATTTTAGAAATGTTCTGAATTGAGATAAGCGCACCTAAAATTTCTCCGTACTCGTAAGATTGTGAATTATTCATTATGTCTGTTTTAAATTAACAATACTCAAAGATAGCATTATATACTTAATACACAAATACTTTAATAACTTTTATTTAATGAAGGGCATATTTACCAAAGTTTGGACGGCTTAGAATTGAGTAAGTAGCATATCTACAAGGGTCAATGATGTGGTTATGCTTGTCTTCAGGTATATTAACAAGTGCGCCCGACCTATCTTCTTTCCATTTATAGTTTCTAAACTCAGAGATAGCATTTGACGAGGAAGCCAGTATGTGAATCTTGTACCGCTTTAGTAAATCAATACCAGCGTTAATAGAATCCTTTCCTTTTATACTTGGGAATATGTTGTGCCCCATTCTTCTCAGCTCACTTATCAGTCTAGGTTCTGCGCTATCTGCGTATATGGGGTTACCTAAGAGCTTTTCTTCTTTAAGGAATAGACTTATATCATTTGTAGTCATTTGAGTTCTGTAAAGGTGTTCTTTGACATATAGGTTATGCCCTTGAGTATAAACAGAAACAAAAGTTGTAGGGTCATTGGTGTAACCAAAGTCCATTCCGTAAGCTATAAGGTTTGCATCAACTGGTATTTGGTTTACCTCAGCATAAGTGAATATTGTACTCCTGCTAGATGACCTTTCCCCCAGGCCGTATATCTGCCAATATTGTTCATCGGTATCTCTTAGCCTTTCAATTTCTAGCTTAATTGAATCCTCAATAAAAGGGTTATCTAAGTAAGTGGTTTTAAAAAAAGCGCAGTCATCTCTAGTTATTAGCTTGTCATAAATCCAATGGTATTCATCAGATGGGTTAAAGTCTAAAATGATTTTATCCTGTGTTCTAAATAGTAGTTGCTGCATATCTTCATAATACAGCTCATTGCCTTCATTGACAAAAAGCAAATCCCTTTTACGCCCCCTTATCTTTTGGGGCATATCTAAAGATATAAACTCAACCAGGTTTCCGAAAAGGTGGTACTCTGAATTAGACTTGTTGTGGTTGGCCTCTTGGTAAACATCGTATGTTTGAAGTATAGACATAAAGTCACGCATTACCGTAGCCCTTAAACTTGGAAATGATTTGCGACATACTGTAACGACCTTACCGTTGTTCTTGGCGCAGTAGTTAAAGATAATCCATAGAATGATATTATAGGTCTTGCCTGAACGTGTGCCGCCCTGCTCAACTATAATCTTCTTATCCGTATTGCTTAAATGCTTGTAGACTATGTTAGTCTGTATCTTCGGTTTTATCAATTATCTCAATTTGGAAGTTAGTGGGCATTCCATCTGCTCCAGTTATCTCTTGACGTTCAATGTAGCCTCTTTTCTTGCCTTTGGTTTTTAGGTAAAAGATTGTAGCTGCTGTTGAGTTGTCTGATATCTGTTTATGTAACTGGCTTTCGGCAAAGTCTAAAGCTACGTTCTCTATGTCTTTAACTTCTGCGGCAAATTCAGCATCTTCATTTAACCATTTATAGTATGTGCTTCTAGGTATGTCTGCTTTCTTACAGGCCACAGTAACAACCCCTAGACTTTGCTCTAGTGCTTTTAAAAGACTTTCCTTTTTTATGTGTCTACTTTTGTTCATATCATTTTTATTAAAATAGAGTGGGGGCATAGGTGAAGCTAACCCTTAACCCCCTTGAACACCTCTAGTTGATTTGGGACTAGAGATGAATATAAAGAACGATGCTTACTTTACTTCTCCATTTATTTTTATTTCAAGTGCTGGGTCTAGTTTCTTCATTCGGTCAATAATGACCTGACAATATTTAGGGTCAAACTCCATTATAAATGATTTTATTTTCTTTTGATGCGCCCAGACCATAGTAACTCCACTACCCCCAAAAAAATCGGCTACATTACTACATTCTTTCTTAGACCATTCGTAACACCATTGTACTAATGAAACAGGCTTCTGTGTTGGATGCACCCTGTTTTTCTTTTCACTTGCTTGTGTAAATTTACGAACAACGCTTCTGTAATTAGTCCAAGCTAATTCCGCATCAGTCTGGTCGCTTTTTCCATTGTTCTTGTCCCAAACAAGCCAACATTCGCTATTTGGTAAATTGCTGCTGTAATAATTACCACCCCACCATACCTGTGGTATATCTGAATACAATGAGTGTATTAATGCAAATGAATCTTTAGCAACATCTGAATTATCATCACCTAATATGTCTGACTTATAATTCTTTGATAGTACACCACTTTTAGATACAGCATTCATTCCGTATGGAGGGTCAGTATGAATCCACTCTGGTTTTTCTCCATTCATCAGCTTTTCTACTTGGTCAGAATCTGTGCTGTCTCCACATAGTAATCTATGCTCTCCTATTTCTATTAAATCCCCTAATACAACATCTACTTTTAAATTGTCGGGTTCTGTATAATCGTCTTCTTCAGCTTCTAATACGTCTTCAAAAGGAAAGCCATCAAGCCCCCAGTCTTCTAGTTTTTTTACATCCCATTCGTTTGCTAAGATTTCCCAGTCCCATTCACCAAAGCCTACGTTATCTTTTACGATAAATTCTTTTTGCTGTTCTTCAGTTAAGCTATCGGCTTTTAATATATGCACCTCTTTAAGCCCTGCTTCTTTACAGGCTTTTAATCTCATATTACCACCAAGAACAACCATATCACTATTAACTACAATAGGACGTAGCTCTAGCATCTCAGGAAATTCTTTAATAGAACTTACAAGTTTGTTGAATTTGTTGTCTTTTATTATTCTAGGATTGTCAGGATTAGAAAAGACCTTTCCTATTTTTACTTTCTCTATCATCTTAATTGTTTTTTTTCATTTTGTTTATCTTGAAAATAATCCTACCACTATAACTACAAAGGCAAGTATCTCAACCCACCATATTTTATTGTTTACTTTAGGTATCAGCATTATTAATCCAGTACCTAATATGAATACCAATAAAGGAAAGTAAATGTCATATTGAAATCCTAATCCAAACAAAGCGCACACAATTCCTACTACTGCTCCTAAATAGTGTACTATGTTTGTACTTGCCCCTTTAGATAAAAATGATGTAGCAGTTCCTACAAAACAGAGTCCAGCACCCGACATAAAAAACCAAGCGTTGCCCCCTTGAAATATCATAGTTATACCAATAGACCAGCAGAATAATGTAAATAGGTTTTTCATTGGCTTTGGTAAATCATACCAAGACTGGGAAATTGATGGCAAAGGCTTACCGAACTGCGAATAAAGAAACGCTATGTAGGTAATAAAAATTAATGCTTGAATTGTTGTTAGTATCATTTGCTTTTCTTTTTAGGTGTTCCAAAGGCTCTGAGCTTATTAGCCTTCTTTGCTTTGCGTTGGTCTTTGAGCTTTTCAAAATACTCATTCTTTAAATCGTATTCGTATGGTATAAATTTCATCTGTCTTTGGTTTTAAAGGTTTGTTCCTGTATCTCTCCTTTGTCTCCCCACATTACAACAAAGATGACAAACAAGTTTAAGAATAGGAATGAGAAGTGTACATCTATCTCAATTGTATTTTGTACCCTATCTATTTCAAGGTTGTCTACATATCCTTTATCATAGTCAACAGATAAGGATGGTGTTATGTACATTAGGCTTCCGTACCAACTTGCACTTTTTTCTGATATTATTATTTTCATTTCTTTTTGGTGTTATAAAGGAGAGTCAGCCGAACCTAACCACAAGTTTTTTATATAATTTATAAAAGACCGCTCTCCTCTATGGTTAAAGCAAGGTGGATACTTACCCAAGTAAAGACTAAATTAATTAGTACAACCACCTTACCTATGTATTCAGGGGACATTTTAATCTTTACCTACTCCTAGCATAAAAACTTTCCGCGCCCCCCTCATATTATTTTTCTATAATGTCTAGATATTTTTTTTCTAGCCTGTAATACTTTTCCTCTAGTGATTCATATTTATCTTCTAGGTATTTAGAGTAATCAAAGTCTCTACCAACCTTTTGAGTAAAAACAAATCTTTTTTCTAAGTCCATTAAATTAT